GTAACTGCTGAGGTATTAGCTGATATTGTTGATGTAGATAATAATGTGTGTGTTGGACTAGATTTAATATAAGAGTAATCTATTCTTTTTAACGTGCCACCATCAGATAATAATAACTCGTCTGTATCAGCAGGAGCTTCTGCTAAAGCAGTTTGCCCTGATATAATATTATTATTTAAGTGTTCACTTTCTACAGCATCATCAGCTATCTTAGCTTCTGTTACTGCATCTGATGCGAGTTTTGCTGTAGTTATACTATTATCTGAAGGTGTTCCTAGATCTAATACATCACCTAAAATAATTACAAAGTCTATAACATCACCTGTTGCTAAGTTACTAGCAAAGGTAAGTGTGGATCCTGATACTGTAAACGAGTCGCCGGGCGCCTGAAGTACGCCGTTAAGACTGACCAACATATGGTTAACATTTTCCGGGGTTACCGCTGCACTGCCTACTGTTAAACTGTATGCTGCTTGACCATTAACGACCGATATCGCATCACATTTTTGAAAATTTCCTACTACTGGTTGTTTACCTATATATGCCATTTATCCTCCAATTAACGCATTAATTTCATCATCATCAAGACCTAAATCTTTTAATTTTTGTTTGCCTGATGCTTTTTTTGTTTCTTTGTTTTTTTGCTCTGTTATTTCTTGTTCTCTTAAATCATCAAGTTTATTTTGTATGTCTGTACTAGAAATAACAGGTGTATCTTCTAACCAAGTTATAGTTGTATCTTTTGCATCTGAGTTAAGACTAGGTGATGAAGTTTTAAATACTGCATCAGGGTTTAATTCTTTAATTGCGTCTGCTACTGTTTTCATAATTACTCCTATAATTCTATTAATGTAAAAGTTGCTAATTGAGAATTGTTGTCACCTACGTAAGCAGTATTAGAACCATTACTCGTTTTAAATTTTGCTTCATATGTAATTTGTGAAGTTGTGTTTGGTGCATCTAAAAAACTAATCGCCATATTACTCCATTGGCTTCCACTGTGATAACCTATGATACTTGAAGCACTTGTGTTATCTGTTGCTAAATTTGTTGATCCTCTAAAAAAAGATATATGGATATAATCACCATAAACTGCGGAACAATAAAGTAAAAGAAATTTAGATGAACTTGAAGCTGGTGTTACGGTAATAGACAAACCTGAACCAATACTAGCATAACTTGTAGAGGTTGTAGTTTGTGACCCATTAATAGTATCCATAGATGCAGATATTGCACCGCCTAAACTTTTAATATAAGAGTAGTCAATTCTTTTTAAAACTCCAGCATCAGAAATTAAAAACTCATCTGTATCTGCTGGTGTAGCTGCTAAAGCTGTTTTACCAGAAATTAAATTATCTGCAACTTGAGATGCTCCAACTGAAGAGTCTGCTGGATTAACTGTTTGTAATGCTCTACCTAAAAATACAGCATACATAGTATCTGTACTAGCTGTTGCTGCAGATAGTGTAAGTGCAGTCCCAACCGCTGTATATGCTTTACCTGAGCCAGGTTGTTGTCTTACGTTATTAATAAATAACGCAAGTTCATTCTCATTTGTAACTGGATGATCCAACGTGTAGGAGGTTGTAGCACTAGTTGAAAATTCCTGAGTTGCAAATGATGTAAATGTTTCTGCAGGTAACGGACCAATATACGCCATCTTACGTTATCTCCATTATAGACAGTGTACCTGATAGTTTATCAGCCACAGAACAATCAATTCTTATAACGTCTCCAGCCTCTAACACAACTTTACCACCTGATAATAATTCAAGTGAAGTTCCCGAAGGGATGTTAACATCCTTTACAAGAAAGGAAGTTCCATTTGAAGCGTTATTTGCACCGGCACGATTTGATGTTGTACTAACTAACTCCACCTCTGCAGTTACTGCAGTTGTGTGAATATTAGCAAGAATTAAACCAAGAACAACCGTAGTTGTACTACTAGCTACCGTGTACATCGTAAAGGGCGTGCCTGCTGAATTGGGTTCTGCTGCAAAATTTACTACTTTGAACGTGTTTGCCATTTATATCCTCCTACTACCTTATACCTTACCCTAATGCAATTGCAAGCGCAGTCGGGTCATCTGTACTAAATCCTGCACTTGTTAAATATGTTTTAACGTCTGTTAATGCTACCTGTTTCATCGTTCCAGCATCGTTTGTGACTAATCTATCAGCATCTGCTAACGTTGTAGAGGTTGCTGATGTGCCACCATCCATAACATTTAATTCTGTTGCTGTAGATGTAACGCCATCTAATATGTTTAGTTCTGAAGCAGTGGATGTCACTCCATCTAATATATTTAGCTCTGCTGCTGTAGATGTAACTGCTGTGCCGTTAATAGCTAATTTATCTGTTACAATGTTAAAAGTACCATTATCCTCTACTCTAGCTACTTCTGTTCCATCTCTTTGTTGGAATATTATATCTTTTGCATCAACAACTGGTCTAATAATTACATCACTTGATGAATTAGTTACTCTTAAAATCTCTGTCCCAGCAACTTTAAAATTAAAGTCTCCACCACCTGCATCTAAAATAATATCAGCACCAGCGTCTAATGTAATATCACTAGAGTTATCTATCTCCGCGATAACAGGTGTTGTTAGTGTTTTGTTAGTTAGTGTGGCAGTTGAAGTTGCTGATACTAGTCTAGCATCACCTCCAGTACTAGGGAGTGTTAAAACATTATTAGCAGCCTCTGAGTGTGGGGCAGCTTTTATTTGCTGTCCGTGGGAATTACTCTCGCAATTAAATTGAATTGTACCTTGATTATCATTACCTCTAACAGTTACGTGTCCTGTTCCATTTGGTGCTAATTCTAAATCTGCATTTGACGTAGTAACAATGTCGTTACCATTCATATCAAGATTACCACCTAATTGTGGTGTAGAGTCTTCTACTACATTTGATATTGCACCTGATGTAGCAAGACCTGATACTACTGCCGATCTTGCAATTTTTTTAAGACCACCACCTGAAGTATCGATAGCTAAAAATACATCATCATTAGCAACAGTAGATATTTCTGATAATGAACTTACTGCTACAGAATTAAAATTTGTACCATCTGCAATTAATAAATTACCTGCAGTGTTTGTGCCCATAGTGATATCATCACCAGCTACTGTAAGGTCTCCAGTTATACTTAAGTTTCTAAAACCAGATATGTCTTTGTTTGAATCTACAATAACTGCTAAAGATGCAGATACGGTTCCTGCAGTAATACCATCTAATAAATTTAATTCTGATGCAGTTGAAGTTACACCGTCAAGAATATTTAACTCTGCTGCAGTTGATGTTACACCATCAAGAATATTTAATTCTGCTGCTGTTGAAGTAACACCATCAAGAATATTAAGTTCAGCTGCAGTTGATGTAACAGCAGTGCTACCTAAAGTTAAACCACCATCAGGTATAACAACACTACTTCCTGATAAGGCTGTAAACGTATTTGCTGTAAATCTAAAATCATCTGCGCCAGCTATTGCAATATCTATCTGATCATCTGTATCTGCGGTAATAGTTGTGTCAGCGTCAGCATCTAAAGTTAGTGAACCACCATCTAAGTCAGTTGCTCCACCAAAACTAGCATCAACTATGTTTGTGCCATCAGAAAAAACTAATTTTGTGCTTTTATCAGATGTTCCAAAAGTTACACCTGTTCCTGATGCAGTTTTAAATTGAACAGTGTGTGCACCGCTTGTGCCATTTACTACAATGTAAACTTTTTCTATTGAATCTGGAACAGTAACAATTTGATTACCTGTAATAGTTCCTGTTAATTTTATGACCGCGTGTCTTGCAACAGATGTAGACTCTGTTGTATCACCATCTGTTATTGTTAAAGCTGTTGTTTGTGCACCGCCAGCGATAGATTTTTCTACATAACCAGCGATTGCTTTTTCTACAATTTGTAGGTTGGTATTAGTCTTTGTTCCCCAAACCCCGGCGTTTTCGCCAGTTGCCATTAGTTCTATACCTAGATCTGAAAATGTTGATGCCATATTTTATTCCTTACGGTGTTGGTGAATTAACAGGTATTCTGACTGTACCATCTGTATAGTCATCTCTTCGTCTTCTACCAATTTGTTCTCCTCCAAATTTCTGAACTTCTTGTCTATATTTCTGTTCGTATAATTGTAACATATCTGCAGGTCCTTTTAAAAAACCATATGTCTCTGCTAGACAACAATATAGCAGACCATTCGGAAAATTCATACTAATATAATTAGTGCCATCACCCTCTAGTAATGCTGGTACTGCATTGTAATGTATTTTATATGCAAAAGTTGCACTTGGTGTTGGTGACACAATTATAGATCCAGAGTTTGATGAACTTTCTCCAGTTGCTCCTGTGTCTAACATAGCGTAGTATTTTGGTGTTCCAGTAGATGTAGTTGCTGAAATATATTCTTCTAAAAATGTAATATCTCTTTTTTCTAGATAAGCATTAGCACCTGTAAACGTAGATCCAGTTGCAGTATAAACCTGCACTGCTCTAACAAACACAGCTCCTGCTGGTACAAGCACAGTGCCTGTTCCAGCTGTAAAATTACCTGTGGATGTTTTTCTGTCAGCATCAATTGGAACATCTCTAAATATTCTATATTGTGCATTTAAAATAATGTTTTCTAAAACAGAATCAGATAACACATTAGAATCAACTTCTGTGTAACTTCTTATTTGTGTTTTTAATCCTGATGCGCTTAGTCCTGCCATATTATGCTGTTAAGGTCACTGGCCCTGATGAGCAACCTATTCCTCCTCCTGATATTCCACCAGTTGTAGCAGTATCTGTGTCTACAGTAAAGTGGTAGAAATTTTCTGTATTTGCAATATTTCCACTAGAATCTCTTTTACCAACAGTAATCGAGTAACCAGCAGCTTTTGCTATATTTGATCCTGTAATACCATCAAAATCTTTTGGATTTTTAAAACCATCTGGGTCTGATGTTGTGTATCTTGCACCTCTAAATCTTACCGTATCTCCAGTAGACCTACCGTGCCCTTGTTCTGCTACGTTTATAATTCCAGAACTAGCTGATATAGTTTCAAAAGCATCTGGTTTTAATAATATTAAAACTTCATTTTCTATTCGTTGAGGTCTAGCATTTCTTAGACCTTGTTGTTCTGCTCCTCTATTAGCTCTAAGTTCTAACTGTGGATGTTTTTCTTCATACTCAGATATGTGAACAAAAGAGCCATTCCACTCTGTAACCATTTCATCGTATGGAAACTCAAGTCCTGATCTATCTGATATTGCTTTTGCATATTTTGGCATAATTAAATACTCGGGTAATAGTTTTTCGGAGTTATGTGAGTGCTTGTAGAAGAACCATCTTCTGCTAACGCTCTTGCTAACTCGTCTTCATAATATAGTTTTAACGCTTGAACTCTGTCTGGTGCATACTTTTGTGCTAAATAAAATGCTAATCCTGATACCATACAAGGCACAAATCTAAATGGCACGTCTGTTGCGTCTGTGTATGTAGAGTCTGCGTCTTGTATTCTTTTAACAAAATTAATGTGAACATCTTTTGATGCCGCTGATGAATCTGGTGTTGGGTATAAAGTAACCGTAACTTTATCAATAAATCTTTGCACAAAGTATTGAGCCGGTGTGCCTTTTGTTAATTTATTAGCAATTGCTGAATATGTTGATCTGTCAATTTTAGTTAGGGCAGAATCGGATTGTGTTGTTTGTGTTCTGTTTTGTCTAAATGTTGCCTCTAATACATCAGCTAGACCAAACGTGCTAGAGCCACTTGTGCCTCCAACAGTCACAGCTGAAGTGCCATCAGCACTAGATCTAAAAAAAGCATACTCTGCTTGACCTTCAATAAGATCAATGTTTGTATCGCCTATTTCCCAATAATGCAAACCTCTGTTACCCCACTCTTGAAAAAGAATGTTTAGGGATCTTCTTGCTGATTTTAACTGATATCCAGAAGTTACTTGTGAACCAATTCGTTCGTATGCTTCTGCAATGATATCATCAACTGCAAAAGTTTTATCGAAAGTAACTGTGCCGGAAGTTGTGTTGGCCATCCGTTACCCTCCTAATAATTCTTTAAGAACTCTGCAATAACTGTGTAAGTATTTCCAGAATCAGCCGCACCTGGTACAACAAAGTTTACATCGTTTTCGTTTGAGTTAGATGAAGTATTTGCTGGAACTCCACCAAATTCTCTAAAATCCCAATACCCAGATCCTATTAAAGTTACAATTGGAATATCTCCATCTGAATCTTCATAGTCTAAACGAGCAAAAGAGTCCTTTCCATCACCATTTGAACAAGAATACCACAATCTTTGTAGTGTTAAATGTGTTGGACTTTTTCCAGATACGTTAGCTGCAAGCGCAGATACGTCTGCAAATACAGTTGTGCCGCCTGTTCCGTCTGATTGATTTACTATTTTAATGGTTACTCTCTTGTCATTCTGTTGCAAGATAGTAGGTCCTGTTACTGTGTCTGCCATTGTTTCCCTCCTTAATCAAGAAACTGTGGGGGCAAAGCCCCCACTGTAACTAAAGTTAATAATTATGCTCCTAAGATACCTATAAAAGTTAATCTTATAACTGTATCTCCTCCTGGGTCACCACTTAGAACAACTTCTACTTCATCAGCAGTTCCTGTTGCACCAGATGTTCCAGTTCCTAATCCTCTAACTCCATTACATCCAAAGATACCTTTGAATCCTGTAGAGTTAACAGCGATACTTGCACCGTCCAAATAAGAATCAGTGTCTGCATCATCTCCAACGTCCTGCAAGTTTACAGCATTTGATGATGCTGTAGTTACGTTCACACCAATAGCTAATGGTGCAAAGTTTGCGGGCATTCCAATAGACGCCTCTTTACCTGTAGTAGCACCATCAGCCACAGTAATTGTAGCTTGGTACGTTTGAAGAGTCATCGTATTTGTAGATGCTGCTTTTAATTCAACAGATCCAGCTGTGTTGCTTGAAGTGTCTCCAGTTGAATTTGTTCCAACAACCACTTTATCTGTATGTGCACCAGTTGTAGTGTTTTTTGTTGAAACTTTTACAGTTGATTCCGATCTTACCGGTCCTGTAAATGTTGTGTTTGCCATAATAATATTCCTCCTAGAATATTAGAACGTAGTCCCTAGGGGCAGTCGACTATACGCGTCCACGCTCTATGTTTATTTTTTATGTATAGTAATTAATCTATATAACAGATTTTAATAAAGTGCAAGAGAGCCTGTACTTTGGTTTGATATTTATCCAAGATGTAGCTTTTGATTAAGTAGCTACAGAAACTTTGGGCTTCGCGTCGTCTATCTTGTTTGCAAGCATCGCTATTTTAGCTTCCTCTTGCTTTATTTGATTAACAACTTCTCTTATTTTGCTGTCAATCCTAACCATATCCAAAGTATACCTTTGGTGGTTACGCTGCTGCACCGCCCACTCTGTCTCGAGACCTCTCTTCTGCTTGTAAAGATCCCTCACGTGCATTTGCATCTATGATCTCCTCATAGGTTATCCATAGTTTTCGATGGTCTATAAATCCATCTTTCTCCCATTTTATATCATTTTTTCCTAGTTTGTCAACTAGTGCATTTTCAAAGGCTTTATCCTCATCCTCTGATGATATTTCAAAAGATGCGTAATAACCATACGCTCTAATTTGTACACGGAAGTTTTTCATAGTTGCCTTTCTTCTTTAGCATAAAAAAAGGGGGCCTTCAACGGCCCCCTTCTTAATTAAAAGTTGTTAGATTACGCTGCTCCTGGAGAACCGAACATACCTCTAGGGTCTGAGAATCCGAATGAATATCTCTCTCTAGCTTTGTATTTTACGTTTCCAGTTTCGAAATCACCTTCCATCGTTGTTTTTACCGGTGATCTAACGAACATTTTCATTCCGTTAGGTACATCAGTTTTGATGAAAAATGCATCTGTGTCAGTCAAATAGTGGTTAATTGAATATCCTTGCGGAATCATTCCCATATTTGCCAATGCGTTGATGTCATTGTCAGCTGTTCCAGTTCTGCCTTGAGACTTTAACAATCTCTCAGCTACGAATTGAAGCTCAGAAGGAATGATCATTTTCAATCCTCTTGCTGCAATTTTCAAACCTCTATCGTCTACGAACGCTGCGATGTCGATTAACGACTGCTCTAACGATGTCTCGTTAAGGTCTGCTGCAGTTGCTAACTCATTTCTAAACGTTCCACCAGTGATTGGGTGTGCAGTTGAAAATAATTCAACTCCGTCACCACCTGTGAAGTTTGAGTCAAACCCATTGTTTAACACGTTTGCTCCTTTAACTTGTTTCGCGTTAGCCATAGATCTAGCTAATGCTTTTGTATATCTAGACGCAAGTCTGTCATACAAATTATCTTCAATCGCTTCTTCAGTGATTGAGAAAGCTAAAGCAAGTGTTTCGTGAGTGTATCTAGCAGTAAAAGATTCAGTAGCTGAATCAAAGTTTACGCTTGTACCTTCAGGTTTTACCTGAGCGTTAGCGAAACCAGATAACATTACTTCTTCTTCAAAAGCTCTGTCAGAGTTTTCTACATCGTAGATCTGAAGATGCTCATCTGCGTAGTTTTTATATTCCAGGCCGAATAGTGCATTCAATCCTGGCTCTAGTTCTTTAACTAGTTGTGCTCTTGATATTGCCATAATATTATACTCCTATCCTATTATACGCCTGTTGTTAATTTAAATACGTGCTCACCTGTATTGAAAACGACATATGCGTTTACATTAGCTGAACTCGTATCACTGTTTTCGGGATCTGTTGAGATTCCGATTTGTTTGAAACCACCTGATGTTCCAGAAGTGGACGTGTCAATTTCTGAAGTCGATTGACCAGTGATTGTAGAACCTGAAGTTCCCACAAAGTCAAAAGCAGAATTATTCATCGCCGCTGTCCCTGTACCATCGTGTTGCGCTTCAAACACAGTAAATGGATCAACGTGTACTGTAGCTTTTATATCAGAAGCGTTTGTGCTTGCTGGGTAAAAAGCTTTAAACGTTGGCTTACTTGTTGATGGATCAGTAAAGAAACATCCACCGAAAACACCAACTTGTTGTGTGTCTCCAGCTGCTGCTTGCTCAATACCGCCACCCGCTACTGCTTCTACCACTTGACCTGTAAATATTGAAGTCCCGTGGTTTGCTGCTATAGCGTATTCTTCCGTTCTTAATTCTCCACCTACAAGAGATCTTGTTGGTCTAAAACCGAACGCTGCGTCTTTGTTTGCCATAGTTTTATCCTTATTCTGTTTATGGTTTTACCCATAAACGGGTTAATGTTAATTCGTTGGTAGGGATTAACCCGAGAATCGTTAAAAAATTAACTTTTCTTTGTACCACCGAAGGTTACACGAGTCTGTCTATCACTATTGATAGGCATACTTGGATGCTGTTCCTTCATCAAATCATTGTTTATCGCGTCTACTTTGTCTTGTGTTTGTTTTGCAAAATATTCTTTTCGCGATTCAACGATCTCATCTGGTATCCTTGCCAGCAAAAGGCCGCCAACTCCGATCACGCCCTTGTATTTACCGTCTTGGACAGTTGGAAAGTTTGACTCTGGGTATTGATCAGCTCTCACTAATTCATATCCAGATCTCAATTTAGCTGACATATTTGATGTATCATCAAATCCCATACTCTCAGCTCTTAACCATCTGTGTTTAAACCCATCCGGTGCAGGGGGTGCATCTAAAGATGATGGTGGAGTCCAAACTTTTTTTCGTTCTTCTTTAACTCTTGTTTGGCTCGCACGGGAAGTTCTTTTTTCGTTTTCATTACTCATATGCTTATACCTCCTTCGTGATATTTAATTGTTTCGCATATTCTTCTAGTGGCACACCTAATTTTTTAGCGATTGTAACTTGTGAGGGTGTGAGTCTCACTGTTTTGCGACCCGGGTTTACACTTCGCTTCGCTGAAGCTACTGTTTGTGTCGGCTTGGTCGTCACCTTATCTTCACTTTTAGCAAATTTATGCGGAAAGTCAATACGCATTCTTCGATCAATCTCTGCATAATATTCATCAGTGGAGGGGTCCATACCCTCTTCTTTAGTTAGTTTGTCGTGCAAATCAAACGCCGTATAAGTCATAGCGCTGTCTGTACCAAACCAAAGATTCTTTTCTGCCCATTCATTAGCTTTTGGATCTGATGGTGCAGCTTGAGGTCTAATAGCGTCTTCAAGAGTTGGTTGCTTAACTGGTTTTTGTTTACTTTCAGCTTCAGCTTTTTTCTTCATCATTTCAACTCTAGCTTCTTCTAAACCTAGTCTTGCTATTTCTTTTTGTGCTTGGATTTCAGCTGTTAAATCTCCAGCTTCTCTTGCTTTTGCAAGTTTAGCTGTCGCTGCTTCTAAACCAGAAGTAACTCTATTTTCCATAGCAGACATATAGCTTGGTTCCATAGTCGTTAATTTAATCTTAGTTTTATCAGCTTCTGCTTTAACTCCTTTTGCGTATTCTAAAGCAGCCTCTTTTTGTCTTTCTGCTTCACGCATTTTTTTAGTAAGTTTAGCAATTCTTCTTTTTACACCTTCGCTGTAATCCTCTAATTCTTTCTTATCCTCAGAACTTTTTTCTTCTTTAACAGGTTCTTTTTTTTCTTCTTCTGTTTTTTGTTCTGGTTCTTTGACTTCCTCTTTTACTTCTTCAACAATAATTTCATTGGAAGTATCTTTTTGTTCGGTCTGAACTTCTTCTTTTTTTTCCTCTGGTAAAGTCACATCTACTTCAGGTCCTGAATTATCTATGTCTACCATTTCGTTTGTTTCATATTTTTTAGTTTCTGGCATAGTTTCTCCTTATTAATTATATGTGGTGAAGAACAGATTCAGGATTTTCTATGGTTCCTAAAACTTCGTCATCGTTTAATAAACGGACCTCTCCACCTTCAATGGGTAATCTTGATCCTGCGTATCTTGCAAAAATAACCCATTGTCCTTTTTTGCACCACGGTCCTGTTGGAAATTTTTCTTTATCGTGATAGGCCAACGGTCCTACCTTTATTACATAACCACAATTTGTGGCTATTCGTAATTTTTCTAATGATTCTTGAGCTATGATGATACCACCTTTAGTTTTTTCTTTTGGTGTAAAAGGTAAAACTAAAAGTCTCCAGCCACTTGGTTCAGGCAATTGGTTAATTTGATCTTTAATATTAGTTGGATTTAAAGGTTCTTTCTCTTGTCCAGCTTGAGATTTATATTTTTCTTCCAAGGCATTTTTATGCTTTGGTATTTCCTTTTCCGATGTCGATAACATTTCCTTGCTCATCTTGTTGCTCCTTATTTTCTAGCAGGTTAGAGATTTCCTGTAGCAAATACTGATAAGTACGTGCCTGTCCTAACATATATTGATATTTTTCCATATTGTCAACCCCGCCAGTGATCATTGTGTCCCCAACGGCTTGTAATCTATCTTTCATAAGTTTCTGTATTTTAGAAACTATTTCTAATCCATCCATCATTCAAATGCCTCCAGTGATTCTAGTTTTTCTTTTGCGTGTCCTATTTTACCAAGAAGTTTATCTATTTCTTGTATATGTTGTGGATGCTCACCAATTCCTACTGAATTAGTAAGATATATATTAATAGTGGCATCTGCTTCTGCTATGTCTGCCTCGTATCTAGCTCTAAGAGCATTTATCATTCCTACTTTACTCATCTTTCTCCTAACTTTTTTTTAAATTTATGCACACGGTTACGTGCGTTTCTTTCCATCTTTTTATCTTTTTTCTTTAACGCTTTGCCTACATCTCTTCTTGCAGACATAAGTTTTTTGACCAAATTTTTTTTATATGGTCCTTCTTTTAAGTTAGATATTCGATACGATCTACCGTTAAACTTTCTTCGTTTTTCTGATCGCATCTTTACCTCTCTTAAATATGCTAGCCACCTTGTTCTTACCCATAACTTTCGCTCTTTGCTCCCCAACTGTGAGAATTTGTATTTTTCTTGCAAAAGGTTTTTTGACTCGTTTAACCTTTGCCACAGTTTTACGAGCGTCCGTAGGGGTCGCAAACTTAATTCTAACAGTGTCTCTAGGATTCTCATCTGTATACAGTCTTCTCCCAGAACCTTTAGGTTTCTTACCAGTGCCTACTTTAGGATCTCTTTTTCTTCGCACCGATAACTCCTTTTAGAGTTTTAGCTTGGCCTGCGTGCAATTTAGAAGCTTTTTTTAAACCTTTAATTACACCTTTTATTTTTTTCTTTTTTCCGTTTTTTAACATTTCCATCTCCTTCTTGCCTGACGTAAACGTGAGTTTGGATCTTTCGCTGCTTTAGGAAATTTTTTCATTTGTCCTAGTGATCTTGCGCAGAATGATTTTCTACGTTTGGCAGCTTTTGACCCTGGCTTCACTTTTCCAGTCACGGCTGTTTTTAGTTTAGAACCGGGATTT